AAAATAACATTGTTACACCACGAGTTTAATACTGTGGTGAGTGGATTACCAGAAGCATTCGAACCATCCCATTCATAAACTTGCCCGCTATCAGGCAAGATATGTCTGGAATTGGCCAGCTCTTCCAAAAGAACACTACGCACACGTTCTGCTGGGCTACCTTCATCACCGTAATAAGCAGTGACAGTCTTACCAAATGCTTTGATAAGTACGGCTGGCAGTGACCCATCATAATTCCCAAAATCACCAGCGATTACTCTGACAGTTTCATCATTTTTGGTGACGGGAGTCAAATGCATAACAAGTGCATCAACTTCGTTAGAATACATGTTGATTCCAACAGCGGAGCCATTGTGGATACGATTTTTCATGTACCACACAACAAAAGCTCCAAAGTACTGTCGGATACATACAGTTAAATCAACGGGACAAGCAGAAATCTTCCTAGTCTTTCCCGCTAAAGCTTTCTCAATAGGGCGCCTTTCGTCCTTTGGAAAATCAAAGAAAATGTGATCAAGACGAACTCCTTTCTCAGCTTGCTCAATAATAAATTGAACGCGCTGTTGTAGAAACAAGTCGTCCTCACCACCAAACTCATAATCGTCTTCTTTACCCCAAAACTGTTGTTTACCCCTGAAACCAGGTCTAGTCAGCATACAATAAGGGAAACCAGCAGACGTCTTCCTGGGGATGCCGCCCAATTCAAGAAGACCATGGATACCTTCCACGGCCTCCCGATAGGACAACACCCTACGATGAGTTGTCTCTTCAATATGACCGACTGTATTCATGATCGCGTCACTATATTCTGTGACACAATCATTCATTAGCTCCAGAGGAAAATCTTTCATACCACGACCGTATTTATTAGTGGACATCCCAATAGGGTCCACTAAGTCACCGGTCTCGTGACTAACGAAAGGCCTTAAAAAAGCAGGCCTCGTAGTCACAGGGTAATCCAATTCCTTTTGAAAAGGGCTTTTGACGATAGAAGTCTTGCTTGGGACCACAGCAGGTCTCATATAGCCATAAACTTTCTTATCTGGAGCAACAGATTGATCGGCTTTATCGAGTGAGGCAATAGCCCCACTCGGATTGGAAAATAGGATATGGTCTCGAGTGCTTATCTGAGCCTCAATGACCAACCCTTTAGACCGGAAAACATTAACTACGTCCCCTATCAGATTTCTCTTTAAGGGGACACCAAAACCCACAATGCTGTTGCCAGCAATGTGGATACCAAGAACACTAGTGGAGCCATTAGCATTTAAACTAAAC